GAGAAACAACGATTGATTATGTATGGTGGATAATCTTTCTCTATAGAGGGGTCTTCATCTATTAAATTTTTCTTTGTTTGGTTGATTGAATTCAACCAGTCTTTCAGTTCCATCTTCATTATCAAAATAGTTTGCACAAGAACAAACAAGGTTACGATCTCCATAAACGTTGTCTATTCGTGATATCGCTGGCCAAAACTTATTCGTTTGTTTGACAGGATATGCTGCTTCTTCACGACTATAATTATACTCCCATTTGTCTGAACTTACAACCCTTGCAGTATGAGGTGCGTTTTTCAAGATATCTTTTTTCTTGTCAATCTCAAATCTAATGTTAACCATTGCTCTTGCAAATCTTTCAAGTTCATCTAAAGATTCACTTTCAGTTGGTTCAACCATAACTGTTCCTGTAACTGGCCAAGATAATGTCGGTGCGTGAAAACCATAATCCATCAATCTCTTTGCTACATCTTCAGCAGTGATATCTTCAAAGTGTCTGACATCAAAAATACATTCGTGTGCGACTCTTTCATTTGCACCTTTGTACAATACTTTAAAGAATGGTTCAATACGATATACTAACCAATTTGCTGTAAGTAAAGAAATCTCACTTGCCTTTCTAAGTCCATCTGCACCCATCATACGAATATACATCCAACTAATAGGTAGAATTGATGCACTACCTTGAACCGCTGCTGACACTCTTTGATCCATAAAAGGAACAAGATGTTCTGCAACCCCGATAGGACCGACACCAGGACCGCCACCACCGTGAGGAATACAGAATGTTTTGTGCAAATTCATATGACATACATCTGCACCATACTCACAAGGTTTTGCCAATCCAACTTGAGCATTTAAGTTTGCACCATCAAGATAAACTTGCCCACCGTTCTGATGAACAATTCTACAAATGTCTTTGATAGTTGGTTCAAATACACCATGAGTTGATGGATATGTAATCATAATACAAGACAACTCAAAGGTATTCATTATTGCTTTCTTTTCTAAATCTTCCAAATCTATATTACCATCATCATCACAATTAACTGGGACTATTTTCATACCTGCCATCACTGCTGATGCAGGATTAGTTCCATGTGCACTTGTAGGAATTAGACATACATTTCTTTTATCATCACCACGACTACGATGATATTCTTGTATTGCAAGTAGACCTGCATATTCTCCTTGAGAACCTGCGTTAGGTTGTAATGATACATCAGCAAATCCAGTGATATCACATAACCATTCTTGTAGGTCAAACATAATTCTTTGATATCCAAGAGTTTGATGGTCAGGTGCAAATGGATGCATATTTGCAAACTCATTCCAACTAACTGGCATCAACTCTGATGCTGCATTAAGTTTCATTGTGCAACTTCCAAGTGGCATCATACCATTTACTAATGAGAAATCTTTAGATACTAACTCATTAATGTATCTCATCATATTTGTCTCACTTTGATACTTATGAAAAATTTCTTGTCTTAACCAAGGTTTGGTTCTTAATGGAATATTTTTCCATTTTGTAGATGACATAGAAGAAAATATTTGATCTGCAAAAATTTCATAATTTGCGACTGCATCAAATATCTTTTGCAATTCTTCTGTGGTTGTCAATTCATCAACAGATAAAATTACATATTCATCTTCATATCTAATATTAAAATCTTTGATAAGTTTATTCACCTTTTCTTTTTCAACTTTAAATCTTACAGTATCAAATCCTTCCACATCATCAACTTCAGTTCCTGTCCATTTAAGTCCTTTAATTATTGCTTCTCTATAATATAATATTCTAGATGCTATCTCTTTTAATCCGTCTGATCCATGATATGCTGCATAGAAACTTGCCATATTAGCAAGTAATGCCTGTGCTGTACAAATATTACTTGTTGCTTTATCTCTACGAATATGTTGTTCTCTTGTTTGTAATGCTAATCTCAGTGCAGGATTACCTTGAGCATCAACAGACTGACCAACAATTCTACCAGGTATTTTTCTCTTATACTTATCAGTTGTTGCAAAAAATGCAGCATGTGGACCACCAAATCCTAGTGGAACTCCAAACCTTTGCATACTACCAACTGCAACATCAAATCCCATATCACCCACAGGTTTCATCAATACTTGACACATTGGATCAACTATTGCAATCTTCATACACTTACAAGCTTCTGCAAGTCTTAATACTCCATCACGATGTTTTAAATTTCCAAGATTGTTTGGGAGTTGTGTAATAAATCCAAATGCATCAGCAAAGAAAGATATTGATATCGAAGCATTTAAATCAATCTTGATAATATTAATACCTAATGGTTTTGCTCTAGTCTCTAATACTGCTAATGTTTGTGGAAATATTTTATCATCAACTATAAAATCTTTTTTCTTACTTTGACTGAAAGCAAGTAACATTGCTTCTGCAGCAGCAGTTCCTTCATCCAATAAAGATGCGTTTGCAACTGGGAGTCCAGTAAGTTCTGTGATAAGTGTTTGATAATTAAATAATGCTTCTAATCTTCCCTGAGATATCTCTGCCTGATATGGTGTGTAAGATGTGTACCACGCAGGATTTTCAAAGACGTTCCTGAGTATAACTGGTGGAGTTATAGTTCCATAATAACCTTGACCAATTAGACTCCTCTTGACAATATTATGTGAGGCAATATCTTTAAGTTCTGTGAGTGCCTGTTGCTCACTACACCCATCTGGTAAATTGCTATCACCTCGAAGTAAAATTGAATCTGGAACTATTTGTCTGACAAGCTCATCTATACTTGAGACACCCAAATCAGACAACATTTTAGATTGTTCTTGATCGGAAGGTCCGATGTGACGTTTAATAAATTCTGACATACTATCCGCTTACTTGTTCGTCATCCATAGTTTTGTTTCGGATGATAATAGTGTTGTTTACATAGTCAGGATAAAACTCTAAGATGTCATCATTATCCCAACACATCTCTTCATAAAGCATATTAAGTTTCTTCATGTCCTGATACATGTCTGATGGTCTTTCGTCCATTAAAATACTCCTAGTGTATAATTGAAGAGAAGTAATTCTTTTCTCATTTTTTGATTTCTCATATACTCTCCGACTGAACGCATTGTATATGTCAAATCAAATTCAGCACAATTCCAATCTTTAAATCTGTCTTTAACTAATTGGTCTGAATTGTAACTTATAAGCATCTCTGAATTATATATTTCACAATTTTTTGCAAAGTCATCGTGGTCAAACTTTTTATGCATAGAACCCTTTTTACCATACAAATTATCCTTGATGTCATATGGTGGGTCAAGATATACGAATGTTTTTTCTTTATCTCCTAACAAATGTTTATAGTCTACATTTGTAATGTACCAATCTTTAATTAACTTACTATAAACAGGTAACTTATCAATACCTCTCATTGAGAAGTTAGCATCACTTGCTTGTTCTGAAAATGATGATGATTCAGTAAGACCACTAAAAGAACATTTATTGATAATGTAAAAACAAACTGCACGGTCTTTATCTGATATTTCTAAGTCATATAATTTTTCTTTTGCATCTAAAAATAGACCTCTTGCAGAACCACGATCAGGATATCTAGATTTTAATTGCTGTAATTCTTTATGTACATAATCTCCGTTGACCTGTAACTGTAACCAAAAATTATATAATGGTTCATACAAATCATTTACAACAATTTTAAGTTTAGGATATTTTTTTGTAATATGTAATGCTACACTACCACCACCTAAAAATGGTTCATAGTATACATCATAATCTCTTAAATCTGGGAAGAATGGTTCCATCTTTTTGCAAGCACGAGACTTGCCACCAGGATAACGTAGTGGTGTTTTAAAAGATTTTAGAGACATTAATCAATTGATTCCCAAATAATATAATCGTCTGGATCTATCATTGGCATATAGGGTGATTGACCTGTACGTCTCCTATCTAATTCATCCCATTCCATTTGAATTTCAATTAATTCAGTAAGGTCTTTTACTGAATTAGACATTGATTGGTATCCTGCACCAACAAAGATTTGTCCTGCCATTACAGCAACGGTGCAAGCACCCCAGAACAGATAATATTGATAAGATTTAATTTGTGCTTTAGTTTTAGCGAAAGTTGATTTAGTCATAATATTTTCATTATAGCATAATTAAGTATAAAGTCAATTATTCAAAAGGTAAATGTGGTCGATTAAATTTTATTCTGAACTTCCTCAATAATCTATCAATTGCAAAGTCTCCTCCACCATAACATAAAACACAAAATGCTCCACCAAAATACAATATTAGAAGTTCGAGTAAGTAAATATTAAAACCTGATGTAGCAAGTGCGTGATATATTGCAACTGATATTGTTCCAACAATAGATAATGCACCAAGTCTTGTAAGCAATCCAAATATTATTAACCAACTACCATATATTTCAGAGTAGGCAGCGATGTAAGATAAGAATATTGGGAATGGTAATCCAAGAGGTCTTACAAAAGCATCTGCAAAATTTTCGATGTCTGCTGTTTTTTCGTA